CGCCCGCTTCCCACATTTTCTTCAGCGCATCGACCAGACGCACGCCAATGTCCGTGGCCAGGCGCTTCAGCTCCCCGTTCGCAGCCATTTGGTTGAGGGTATCGAGCAGTCCGCGCAGCTTCCCCTTGAGGAAGTCAAATGCGCCCGCATCCATAATCATCAATTTGAAGCGCAGCCACCAATCGCCGATGTTGGATAACATGCCATCCCAGGTGCGGGATGCCTTGTCCATCTGGCCCGCGTATTTTTCGTTCCAGATCGCACTCAGGGTTGACTGGATCATCTCGCGGTTGCCACGTTCGGCGGCTTTGCGCATGGTCTTGCCGTTGGCGGTGTATTCGTAAACGATTTTATTCCCGGCAACGCGGGCTTTGATGCCAAATTCCTTGAGCCGTTCGTTTTCTCCGGTCACGGCATCGGCCATAGCCTCCACGGCCTGGTCGATGTCCTTGCCCATTGCGGAGGCCGTATCTCCCAAGGTGCGCAACAGGCCATTAGTCGGGTCCAACCCATAGGAACGCAACTTGACGAACGAACCGACCACACGGTCGAGCTCATAAGGCGTTGTCGCCGCGAAGTCGGAAATCCAATCCATGGACTTGCGCGCCTTGGAGACATCGTTGTTTTCAAGCGTGGTGAGGACGGTCGAGTAGCGTTCAAACATCGCGGCGGAATCGAGCAGCTGCGACTTGAAGACGTAGCCCATAATTCCGCCCGCGACGACGAACTGCGATGCCAACCGCTTGCTGGCCTGACCGACTTCGCCCAGACGTTTGCCTACCAATCCGACATCGCCCGCTACGCGACGAAACCCACTTTCGTGGATCATGGTCCCCCAACCAGATTTGACCTGACGCGCTACGCCGACGATGCCGCCGATGGAACGGCGGATCATCTTCGCCGGACCGGTAACTCGGTCGACCAATTTCATGATGATGGAGGTGTTGATGCTCATGTCTCTACCGTGGTCTCAAACCGCAAGGCTTGTTCATGCCAGAACAGTATTTCGTCCCAATCCATCTCCCACAGTTCGCTGGGTGGGAAATGGAAGACGAAGGCGACATCTCCTATGATGTCTGGCCAGTTTGGGGGCGCTTTTTTCCTACGAATTCCTCCAGCTTAGAATTCGCCGTCATCCAATCTTCACCATCGAGGGCGTCGATGACGTCGATGGGCTGGTCGCATGCACGCGCCAACAAGGCCATGCCCGCGTCCACCTCGTTGCTGTAGCCATTCATCACGCGAAAGTCCTTGCCCTTGATCGGACGCACGGTGAGCTGGGTGATCTTCTCTTCCTTGTCACCCACCTTGACGGTGATGGGCTCAACCAGGTCGAACGTGAACGGTTTTTTCTTTTGCTTAGCCAACTGTGCGTTCCTCCATCTTCGGGCCGAACAGTTTCAGCTCGACCGGTTCCTTCCCTTTGATGTTGGGAATTTTCTCTAGGACGTAGTGGTTGCCGACATAGGACTGCCCAGTGTCGGCGGTGCAGATCACCGTGACGTCATCCCAGGCTTCCATCGCCTTGGTGCTGTCGTTGGGGCCGAAGTCCTTTTTAAAGGTCACCATGCCGTTCTTGCTGCTTTCTGTGAAAGCACCGTCACCACGGCCATTGTCGAGTTCTTCACGTTCGATGCCGCCCGGGTAAAACTCGGCGTCGCGGTAAGCACCGACATTTTCACCGTCGATGTAGATCTCGACACGGCCAATTTTCTTATTCGGGTTCATTAGTCATCGCTCCCTTACAGAATGAACGAAATGCGCGCAGCGAAGACGCGGAACTGGTTGACCAGGTCCGGCGTGAACACAGCGTTCATGCGGTTGACGTCGCCATCGGGGATTTCATAGATCATCCCCGATTTCCATTGATCGAGGTTCTCGATGATCCCGGCTTCGACCAGGTCCATGCCCAAGGCCGTCATTTCGGCCTCCATCACGCTCGGCGTCATGATGGCCTGGCCCTTGCCGAAGGCGTTGCCGTCGCCCGCCAACTTGTGGCGCGGGAACTTGGTCAACACCCGCACCCGCATGGCGTAGCGGACGTAGGCGATGGTTTTGAGGGTCACCATGTCCAGATAGGACGGATCGTCCACACCGTTGGCATTGGTTTCGTAGGTGGTGATGATGCGCTCGATCTGCTCGACGCCGCCGTCGTTGACGGTGGTGGTGGAAATGCCATCAAACAAAAGCTGGTTGCGTTCCGACAGGTTGAAACGATCCTGCGGGTCGGGCGGCAAGATGCCCTTCAGCGGCAACGTCTGCAGCGGGCGGGCCGGATCGATGTTGGTGAAGTACGCAGCCACACCCGTCAAGGCGGCGGCCTTTTGTTCTGGCGAGTTGGGATTGCCGTTGGCCTGCAGGATCGACAGGTGCGGGCTGTTGCGGGAATTGCCCAAGGTCACCAAGGTGGCGAAGCTGCCACGGGCGGCGGCGTAGGCGAAGCTGTCGGCCTGTTCAAGCGGGCCGTACAAGGCTTCCATTTCAGCTTCCAGCACGGTCAAGTTGGCGGCGTCCGTGTACGGCATGGCCACGTCGGTATACCAGGTGTCACCAAACGCGGCGGTGGCCGCCGTGATGTCGGGGTTGGCCGAACCGCCGTTCATGGCGGTGATGGTCGCGGTTAAACCGGTGGGCAAAGCTTCACCGACGTAGTAGTTGGTGCGGATGTCCAGCGAATTGCCAGCTTCACCCTTGTTGCGCGCCGTGATGTCGATCTGTTCGGTGGTCACACCATTGACGGCGGCGGTCACCGGCAAATCGGTTGCGGCATTGATTGCGGCGGCAACGGCGGTGGCGATTTCAGAATTCGTGTCGCCCACGGCCACGCCGATGCGAACGCGCTGGCCATCGATGTAAAGATTGATGGTCCCAGCAGCCGTTACGGCACCGCCGAACAGGACGTTGCCGGTCGCGGCGGCGGCGGCCCCATCGTCATCCAGAGGAATGCCCCATGTCTCGGACCAGTCGTTCGTCTTCTTCAGCGCGCGGAACATGCGGTGCAGCATGGAACCGCGACCGAACGCGGCTTCCGCCTGCGCTTCGCTGGTGATGCGAACGGGCACCTCGGCGGGTTCGGTGCCGGTGGCCAGCTTTTGACCGATCACCATGATACGGCACGGCATGCCCGGCAGGCCCTTCAGGGCGCGGGTGTTGTCGATTTCGAAGAAGGCACCCGGGGTGCGGATGTTGTTGGGGATGAGATCGAAGCTAATCGCGTTCATGGCTTAATCCTTCGTTGCTTCGGGCGCGGATTTCGCGCTCGACTTTTTCGCCTTGACGTCGCTGACGTCGATGTCGCCGTCCTTCTGACGCCGATGCCAGAAGCCGCTCCAAGTGACTTCTTCGCCTTCGGCTTTCAGGTAACGATCGTTCTTGGGCAGATGGCCGGTGTTGGGCTTGGGAATTTTCAGACCCGTCTTCGGCTTTACGAACTTCACGGTCATGGTTGTGTCTCCAGTTCTAAGGTGTCTTCTGCATCGATGGTTCCGTCGCCGGAGACGTCCCAATCGACATCGAAGAATTGGAAGTCGCCGAGCGTCGCCGGATCGACCAGGTTCGGGTTTTCAAGGAAAGAGGTGAGCAGCTCGAGGCCGTAGACGCTTTTG